GCCTCCTTTTGCCAATAAGACCGAATGTGAGAATTATGAGTTTTGCACTTCTACTAAACCTAGTGATAGTGCCCTTCATCCTGTTGAGTGTAAACCTTCTTCGGAACCCTTTAAGTGGAGATATGTGGAGGATCCCTCAGTAGTTCCTGGCACCCAAACTTCCATTGATGCCAACTTGCTTAATTATGGTCGATTTCAACTTTCAACGGTCGGAATGCAGGCCGTCAGTAACATTGGCGAGTTATGGGTTACGTACAAAGTCAGATTTACTAAACCTCGTCTTCCTAGTTTTGGTTCCAGCCAAAATCAACAGGTGTATTCCTCCAAGGGTAACACTCTCACTTTATACAGTGGACACTATGCTAAGTTGTTTGAGCAAACAAACTCCAACGACGATCCTCATGGTCCTCCCAAAGGTTTACCTTGGTATCCCAATTATTATGTGTCTTCCAACCCTGATGGTGCTCCTGTACCTATTGAAAGTGTTAATGGTTCTCAACCCTTTTTTGATTTATCAAAGTGTACTCCTGGATCCTGTTGGCAATTCTCTCTTATCGTTTACAGTGATATTGTCACGAGTATTCAAATGAGTGACTACGGCAAGCTTATTTCGGACGATGGCTGTCACGGCTGCGCTATCATCCCGTATTTTAATAATGGAACGGAATATTATAAGTGGCAGTCTATTGCTGGTACTACTAGTTTATGGACCTCTGTTGTTGTTCAAGTTGGTGATGGCACAGCATTTTCTAACACAGGAAGTTTTGCCATGCTTAACTCTGTTCTTGGGACTGCTCAGAGTGTATCTAACGCCAATGCCACCATGTATGTGCAGCAAGTTCCTTACAAGGAAAACTGGTTTTCTCCTACTTCTTTTACTGAAACTGACCTTACTCGATCCAGAGTGTTAACTCTGTTGACACATAGGGCTGATCCCATTGAATGTAAGCAAGAGGAACCCAGCAGAGAATCTTCTGACTGCGAGGTTGTTTCTGACTTACAACAGTCTCTGCACATTGATGCGCCCACTCTCTCGAAATTACTTAACAGAAAGTGAGGAGGATGAATTAGCAATACATTCTACGCATCTTTACTTACACTCTTTTAGGGTGTTTTTATAATTTTAATGAGGTTTTTCGTCATACGACGCAAGCCCACTGGCTTTTCCTCGACCTTTTT